GCTTCAACAATACGGTCTGACCAGTCACCGGTATTGTATGTATATTGTCCGGCGCCATATAGGTCGACAGTTGTTTTAGTTACGTTAAAATAGTATGCAAATACCTGCAACCTCGGCGCTGTATCTTGCGGTACAAAAGCCGCAGCAGTAAAAGTTCCGATTTTAGTACTGCACATACTTGCGCCATAGGTGTCAACTGTTAAAACAATAAGTTTTGCATCGTCAGGGATTGGGGTGGTCAAATTGATAGGGCTACCAACTGCAATTGGGCCGCTATACGCAGTAATTGCGGTAAGTCCGGCTTCTTGAGCCGCTTTCAGTGCGTTATTTGCCACCGTAGCCGCCGCCTGTGCGGTAGTAGTAGCATTCGCCGCCGTCTGTTTGACTGCATCCAACTGCGCCTTGCTTGCCCATTCAGTAGGGCCTTTACCGTCAAAGGTCTGAGCGTCCACCACATCAGGCCAAGCCACAACCACCATCGCATTTGCGGCATTCACCCACGCCACATACATTTCACCGGCCTTGACAGTTTTCTGCTTGCCGTCCAGTGCCACAATGTTGTTGACAGTCCCCTGATAGCTCCAAGTGTTAGCGTCACCAGCCGCAACAAACTTGAACAAGGTTTCATTGGGAACAGGATTCTCCGACAGTTTCAGCAGGTTAGCGCTTGCCGTAGTGGTGTAAGTAGGTACGCCGCCTTTCTTGCGGATTTCAGTGATAACGGTGTCCAGAGTTTCAAAGTTGGCATTGGTGCTCAAGGGGTTGAAAATGTCAGCGGCTTCACGCAAGTCAAGTTTAAGATTAGGGGTCTGAGTAGACATAATATAGTACCTCCTTAATTAGTGCTGAACAACAAAGTTCTTTGCACTTGTGATAAATTCCTGACAGGTCTTATTGTAAGTGACAATCTGTGTGCAGGTGTTATTGCGGTCACGCATTTCGCCACAAGTCAGGGCATCCGGGGCATGGAACATACAAAGGAAATCGAACATTGCTTGAATGGTCACATACTTGCCGGTAAGCAAATTGTACACTAATGCATTCTTGATGTTCTTCGTGATAATGTCCGGCAACTGCAACAGCAACATAGTAATACTTGCATCCGTGTACGCATTAGCCTGCCGCAACATAGTTTTAAGTTCTGCTCTTGCGTCTCTGATTTCCTGTTCAAGCAGGTTAATCTGAGCATTGACAAGTTTCTGGTAGTCAGCAAAAGCCTTGTCCTGTTTGGCAGTATAAGCCGCAAACTGAGCGTTAATGTCAGACTTGAATGCAGTAAATTCCGCTTCAAGCTGTGCAAAGTCACGCCGTAACAGTCCAACCTGCTGGTCAGTATAGGCATTAGCTTCCTTTAAGATTCTGTCCTCAATGCTGTCAACCTTTTTGTCAAGTTCTTTGATTTTCTCTAGAATCCAGTCAAGATTCAACTCGTGGAAATTCGTATAGGGAAACTGTTCAAATAGTCCCATGACAACACCTCCTTAATAGACTTGTAGACAGAACCTATTTTTGAAACTGTTGATAATAACGTCAATGATATTATACTCCGCAATGCTCCGCTCTTGCTCAATCATTTTCTGTTTGGTGTAGAATCCAGTGTTACCATGGATAGAACCTTCTCTATCCAGTGCACGTTTGCCCTTCTCGTCAGACACAAGGCCGTTCTTAGTTTTGGTGTTAATATCGCTTTCAGAGGAAGCATTGGAGTCTCCTATTACCTGAGAGTTTCCGGTTGTGCGCTCAGTTGGAGTGAACTCTGTCTCGTTATAAGCACTAACATATTTGCTTGTTCCGTCATTGTTCTCACGTTCTCCGTGCGATTTAGAACTGTCGCTTGTCTGAGTTGTATTACTACCTGTTTCTTCGCTGTCAAGGTTCTTACTGGTGTTTTCGTCCTCAGTCCACTTTTCTTGTCGGTCATAGTTTTCGATAGGATTGTACTGCAACAGGGTAGTTTTATATAGCCTATCCCATACAGGCAGTTCCTTTGCGCTCCAACGCCCAATCATAGCTTGCATAAAAACAGCATCAGGGTAAATGACTTCCAGTTCAGCAGTCTCCGCAAGTAGGTTATCCTTTACCAGTTCAATGTCCACACCTTCCGGGACAACCAGTTCTCCAAGGATTCCCTCATTCAGTCTTTTCAGTCCTAACAGGCTCACTGTTGCCGACATTATTAACACCCCCCTCGTAAGCGTCAGGGAAACGCCATTCGACAGAAATATCCAAGCCAAACATATCGTTTGTAGCCTTGATAGATTCCTGCAATTCTTCCAGCCACATAGCGCATTTGCTCTGAGTTTCAATGTTGTTGGCGTTAACCTCGTCAGTGACAAGGCGTTCACGCTTATCGGTGTTAGCATTTGGGATACCAATGTCAGTGTCAAACATTGCTTCAATCTTGCGCATATCGCTCAGAATGTCAGAACTGATATAGACCTGCTTCAAGTTCTGCTCAAAGGCTTCCCACGCCTTGCTTCCGTCATCCTTATAGAGATTCTTGTCGATAACCGTGCAGACTTCTCCGCTTGCAACACGGTCATACATCTTCTTGAAACTCTCAGCGGCGGTCTTGTTGCCTGCCGCAAACACATAGGCAAGGTGTGTGTTCATCAAGTTCATGCCGACAGATTCAGCGCAAAGTGCAAGCATATCGGCATAGTATCCGACAATATCCATGATGCCGCCATAGTCAGGCTGTAAGCGGATAATCGTGCACTGACTTCCGATTCTTGGCTGTAAGTTGCCACGCAATAGAGGGTTAGTGATAATTGCATTGGTAGGCTGATAGAAAACATTGTACCCAGTAAGAGTGCACCCTTGCGGGATAACTCCAAACGTACTTGTGTTCACAACAGCCAAATAACCCCAGCAATACAGTACATAGAGGAAGTAGTTCTTACTCCAATGTTCAGGCAACTTCCATTTAAAGAGGGACATAGCCTTCTGCAACAGATAACGGGCGAAATACTGCGACAATGCTGTGTTTCTGCAATGTACAGTGGAAGGGCTTACCGCCGAATTAGCTACGTTGATATAATCGTAGCTTGCGGGAATTCCGTTTCCAACCAAGTTACCATCTCCTTTCTTTTATTTTGAACAATAGCCAAATTGGAATATTGCCGGGAGTGGGTGGTGTAGGTGGTTCTTCACCAGTGATATATTTATACCAATATTCAGCTTGTTTACTTCTGGCAGGTTGCGGTTTTACAGTAGGTCTCTCGTAGTTGAAAAGAAACGCTTGTGCAAGGTATGACGGTGAAAGAGTTGACTGAGAAAACTCTCTGAATGTCATAGGATAGGTGTTTGTGCTAATCCATTGCAAGTGGTTCTCCAACTCGTATATGATTCGCTCCATCTCTTTCTGTCCGTTGTCTTGCCAACCAGCACCTGCCCACTCCGAATAATTTGTGTATGGCGTCCACTGAACAAGACCGTAGCCTCCTACAAATGGCTCAAGATTTTCCCAAATGCCGGGATTAAGAGTGCTCTCTGTCTGCATATTGCCAAACATGGCTGAAATTGCATTATCAGTCCATCCGTTAGATTTGAAGAAATAGTGCATAAGGTCAGCGTTATTTTGCATTTCAGACAGTGTAAGGTATCTGTTTCCTGTAATCCACGCCATAGGAACTCACCTACTCATAGAAATAGCCAGATTCCATGTAGTTTTTAATTTTGCGGTTTTCTTCACTTGTTCCCGCAATATCCAAATCGGCATTTGAAATCATTTGATACCCCGGAATAGTTGAAAGCGTAACAGCCGTACAATATGGCCTGCCTTTATCTGCGTTATCTTCATTTACTACTGGCATAAACTTAGCATATAGAGTAGGTTCTTTTGTGAAATTTGCAACTGTTCCATTAGACCCTGTTGTAGAAAACTGTGGAAGCGATGCATTTACAATGTCACCGATTGCGTTTGCGGCGGCTTTAATTTCCCCAAGAGGATTAAAGAAATTCTTTGCCATATCAACACCGCTATTAACAGCAGTAATAGCCATGTTTAGATAATTCTGTCCAATTTGGGCTATCTGTATAGGCACTCCGTATTGTCCACGTCTAATAGCAACGGCATATCCAGTTGTACCTACCTCTAAATACATATCGGAAATGCCAGTTACAAAGTCTATTGTGTATGTCATTACCAGACTGTCAGCATTTAAAAGTGCAGTAGTATCAATAGGTATCACGCCCCATACTCGTGAATCAAAAATGTATTGACTATATGGTGACGCATTAAGATACTTACCTCTTGCAGTAGATTGTGGGTGTTTAGGAATTTTAACTACGGTGCTTTGCGGCATTACTCCTTCTGTTCTTAATTTCTTAGCAGATACGCTAATAGTCCACCATCCGAAAGGAATGGATGTAACTTTAGTACCAGCAGGGGCATTGTCAGGATACCACATGACGCTTGTAACATACTGCATTGGGTTAAATAGAACTTTAAGTAAATCTTCTGAAATGTCTGAAATAGTACCTGCCCATGAAATATCCCCCATTAGATATTCCATAAATGCCCTAAATTCTACCGCACTAAATACATAATATGCAACTGCTCCAATAGCATCAGGACTGTTATTTACAATTCCAACAACATACGAACCGCCGGAAATTGAACTTACAACAGGCCAGATTCCAGATTTTTCTGTGCTTACAGTGGGATTACCCCTTGCGGGATATAGGCTATCGGTAATTGCTCCATCAGAACTATGTGAACTTCTTATCACATACTGTGTAGATTCACCAATGCTGTTTTTCCAACTTGCCAACACATCAACTTCCATGTGTGCAGTCCACAAATGCCCCTCAGATACAGTCCAGTCTCTAATGAAATAGTATCTATTTCCAAGGTCTGAAATGTATGCGTAGTTATAGAAAGAGGGGTTTCCCTTTAAACCAAAGTCAAAGGTAATTTCCGGGCTTAATAAACTTGTAGGCATTTTAAGAACAGCTTTGTGGTCTCTCTGCGTAGCACTTCCAGTAGGTCTCTTTGTGCTGTTCTCTCTTTTCTTAAACTCATAGAGTGTTACTGTTAACATAAGACCTCCTTATTATAGGGGCAGGACACGAGGATAGTGCCCCACCCCTCCAAGTGCTTAGTCGAGCAACAGCAGAACGCCCTTCTCGCTCATGTCCATGATAGCCCGGAAATTAACATGGTCATAAGTATTCCAATAGCCAGCCTTAGCATTGAACGGAGTGACAGCCGCCCAATTATTAACCTGAGCATAACCAAGCGCTTCCTCGTCAAAGATAACACCAAAGATACCTGCCTGTTCAACCGCTTCGCCAGTGGTAGCAGTACCAGTGGTATTGGTATACACGGGAGTGACGCTAATGGAATCAGGAGTTTCAATAGACTGCCAGAAGTTCACGCCCTCATAGTCAGTAAACTTCAAATAGTTGTCATGGAAGGTGTTCGATTTAACCATAGCGTCAAACTGATCCATAGCCTTAGCATACAGGTAGACCTTCTGCTTATTGGCGGGAGTATGACGCATGACATGCTTCTCATTGATAACGGTCTGATACATTTCAGAACGCTCAGTCATCATACGAGAAATAGTTGCGATTCTTGCATAAGCCCACTGCATGAAACTTGTAAAGTTCTCAGGCTGATAGACATTCTGTGCGGTCAACTTTAAACCAGTCTCAGTATTGTACTCAGATAGCAGGTGTACAATACGAGTATTCTGCTTCTCAGCCAACAGAGAACCAATATAGTTAGCGAGGATGCCTCTTGCAATGTTTTCTCTGTACTGTTCCAACTTGTCAGTACGGTTTCCAGTCACGAGGGAATTGAAGCGCATAAATTCCTCTGGGCTGGTAAAGGCAACGTCCAAGCTGTCCTTGAAAATAGTGTAGCTATTCTCGTAAACAGACTGACCATAGAAATTAACCTGCAAAATGTCAGGCTTGTTCAATGCGTACATATCAACGCTCTGTCCGTCACCAATGGCGTTAGGAGCTTTAGTGCTATCGTATCCAGCAGGCCAGATAAAACGTGCATCGTCTTCAATAGGCTTATCTGCAATAGACAGCTTTCGCACTGCATTGCCCCAACGCTCCATAGACATTTCCAGCCCAGAGAACTTACGGCTGTAAGGTCTAATACTGAAAATTGTTCTGCCCCACATCTGAGACATTGCGTTCAGAATAGGGTCATAGCCAGTCTTGAGTGCAGTCTGTGCCACACTGACAAACTCGCCGGGTGTACTGGCGGCAATAGTTACCTGTCCAGTTGCCTGTTTAACAAGGCTCTGCAAAATAGTGCCAGCCCGAAAAACAGTCATATCGTTTACATTAGGCATAATTACTTATCTCCTTTCGGTGCTGGATTGATAATCTCAGCAAGAATTTCCTCAGGGGTCTGAACCTTAGGCTGATTCACGTTCATGATATTACTGCCTTGAACCAGTCCAGTCAGCTTCTGTAACTCTGCAAGTACAGGGTCAACAGGAGCCGGGGCCGGAGTGGGAGTAGGAGCCGGGGCCGGAGTGGGAGTAGGAGCCTGGGCCGGAGTAGGAGTAGGAGCCGTGGCCGGGGCGGGGGCGGGAGTAGGAACAGGAGCGTTGTTAATCATGGAAAGCCCTGCAATTTGCTGTGCAGTAAATCCCGCTTTTGCAAGGGTCAGAATTTCCTCAGGCTTAAACATTCTGTCTCACCGCCTTAATAGCATAGCCGTTTTCGTCCCAAGTGATCTTATACTGGCCCTCTTTGCACCACATAACCTTTTCCCGTCCAGCCATAGTAACATCACGCTTCATAAGGTCGGCAAGAGAAACAGCATCCCTTGCAGATTCGCAGTCTTTAAAGCCTTCCTTCATTTCCTGTTCAGTCCAACCAGTATTCTCACGAGGAACAAGTTTCAGATTGAAACCTGCGTCTGCAAGACGTTTATTGATAACTGCATAGGAATCGCCATTTGCAAGTCCCTGTCTAATGATTTCTGTCATACTCATGTTATTTTCTTCCTTTCTTCAAATAGATTAAAATGTAGTGCGCTGTACTCCTACTGGAATAAACTTGACGTTTTTCCTTCTTGAAATATCCTTGAGAACTTCCACCACAGTCAAGCATAACTGCGTCCTGCCATCCATAAGACTGCAATAAAGTTGCAAGCTGTTCGGGCGTTTTCTTGGCTGGGCTTCCGTCCTTGGAAACGTAAAGACACAATCTGTATTGTCCGTTTACATACTTTGTTCCGATAGCTGTTCTTCCACGCTTACCGCCTTGTGCTACATTATAGATAGGATTGCTTAGCGCCTTATTGTTCATTACAATGTTAGAACAAGCAATGTAGTTGCTCCATTTGTCAGTAGGTACAATGTCAAGGTGGAAACTGTTGGTATCAAAGTTATCCCAAACATAACCACGATAACTATACTTACCGTGAAACAAAACATTGCTGTCATACTTCAAGGGACAGACAGGTTTACCGTCTCTCATATTGTAAAGAGTTCCGTTAATTGCATAGTCAGCACCAGTCTTGCTAATAATCGTAGACAACGGTAAACGCTTTCTTGTTTTCTTATTCCATGCGTTTTGGTAAATTTCAATTCTGTCAATGTCATCAAAAGGAATTGATACAGCTATTTCATTCTGAATCTTTGCTCCCACAACTAACACGCTCCTTTAAAAGACTTACAACCTCTTTCAAATCTCGCAGAGCTTCTGTGTTTTCCCTAACAACCTCAGTCCAACGCTCACTTTCAGCGGCATGGCTTTCACGTTCCTTGTTCTGCATCCAAAACATCACGCCTACGCATACAATGGGGAAACCAAGATTGCTAACAAGCTGGGTAACAGTTGCGACATCCATATCATTTCTCCTTATAGCCGGATTTTTAGATTGAGAAGGGGGTTTCTTGCCCCAGTCAAGGGCTTGCACCAGCTTCCGGCTGTGACTTTGTGCAACCCCCTTCTCTGATTATAAAATAGCATCATCGGAGATACTTTGTCAACAGATTTTCACAAAGATACTCCTCAAATGTTATTTTCTGTTGCATGTAGGCTTCCCACAACCAGCCATACATCCGTCTGAACCGCTGAATATCGGCTTCACTGTCGGAATATTGGGGTGGGCTACCTGCTTTGTGCATTGAGACATAATATGTACCGTCAGACTTGTGTCGGTATACACAGATTTTCGATATTGCGCACACGGGAACAAATTCCTTGATAGGTCTACTCCCTACATTGCCCATATCATTGAAAGAGAACTTGTTATCCAGTGCCATTTCGGAGAAACGTGTTCCTTCTGTTGCTCTATACAGAACGGTATTACGTTTTTCTTCCGAAATAGGGGACTTCTGTAACATGTACAGGCAGATACCACGGTTGTTATCTTGATAGACTTCTCTGCCCTTCTCTAACATATCAGTCGCTTTCTTAACAAGATTGAAACCAATAAAGACAGGGTTTGCAACATCGTTTGCGTTTGCCAAACAAAGAAGTTGTACAGGTTTCTTTCCTTGAAGCTCTCTGTTTCTGTTAACGGTCTCGTAGCAGTTCATAAGGGCTTCAAACTCGTTCTTAATCGGTCTTTCATGACGCTCTGGAATAAATTCGTCAAATATCATAAGGTCAACGTCAGAAGCGTCAAAACCTCTGATATTTGAGAACGTGGAGAGTGCGGCTGAATATCCAATCGGCTTACCGTCTGGAATCTGCTTCCCATCTTCATTTACTTTGAAGTAATAGAACGCACTGTTATACTTGGTAACAGGTGAACAGCTAATGTTTAAATTCCTGTCCTCACATATTCGCTTGAATGGTGAAAATTCAGGTCTTGTCACAATATCCGCTTGCGCTTGCGTTCTTCTTATGAATAGGAATGTTCTTTTTTCCTCCAAACATTCAACCAAACTTCCATAGGTTTTGCCTGTCCCTCGCCCTCCAACTGCAAAATTGAAGGGCAAGGAACGGCTCAATAGTTCATGGATATTCAGATAGCCGCTATCTAAGTAGATACGGCTCATATTGTCTTAGAGAAGGGTGCAAGTGATGAAATTACGGCCCGCCTTAGAAGTGCCAGAAGTGATACCAACAGAGAAGTCCTCGCCTTCCATCAGGGCGGCAATGTTCAGGAAATCCTTCTTAAAGGTTACGCTGTTGGTAGCATAGACAGAACCGTCAGTATCCATCACAGACAGAACTTCCACTTCCTTGTTATCCTTGCTGTTGAAATCGGTGTAAATGCAGTAAGCATACACATCAATGCTGGAACCAACATAGTCCTTCATTTTCTTAATGCCTGCGTCCATGGTCATCTTGTACAGTTCCTTCTTGTTCAGTTCCTTGCTAATCTTGGTGATAGTCATTGTTCTTTCTCCTTTAAAATAAATTTTATTTACCACAGCTTGTGCTGTTGGTTACAGATTGTAATAAAT